CTGGCAGTCCGATTGGCTTGCGACCCGCAGCCGCATCGTGCAGATGATCCAGCACCGCACCGCATTCATCGACTCGACCGGGGTCGGCGACCCGATCGTGGAGGACATCTCGCGGCACTGCCGCGGCGCTTCCGGATGGAAGTTCACGAATCAGAGCAAGCAGCAGCTCATGGAGGGACTCGCATCGGCGATCCACGGGCGGGAGATACGCTACCCTGACGGGTGGCTTCGGGCTGAACTTGATGCGTTCGGCTTCCGATATACAGGTGGCCGGGTCGTCTACGAGGCCGTCACGGGTCACGATGACGGTGTATGCGCACTGGCGCTAGCGGTCGCCGCGAAGCGCAGGAACAGACCATTCACATTCAAGGTTATCTGATGAGCCTCCTCGACTGGCTGAGAATCGGACGAACTCGGAACAGACAAGCGTCCGCGGTCATGCAGAAGGCCGCCGACTCCTCCGTCTACATCTCGGCCAGCATGTCGAGCATCGACCGGAACCGGCACGACGGGAAGCCGCCTCCGTTCGACCATCGCGCTGCGATGCGTCACTTCACATCGTGGATTCATGCAGCCGCGATGATCAACGCGACCGCGGTCGCGTCCAATCCGCTGCGCCTGTATGTCAGGTCAGGTCCGACGGATCGCGCGAAGCTGTGGCGAACGAAAGCGGTGTCCGGACAGACGCGCGCGTATCTTCGCGGCGACCTTGCGCAGCGCCCCAGCATCGCGGTCATGCGTAAGAGCGCGGAGATCGGGGACGACTTCGAGGAGGTCACCGACAACCATCCGGTCCTGCAGCTGCTCGCCCGGAGCAATCCGTTCATCAACGGCTACGACCTCTCGATCCTGCGGGTCGTCTGGCAGGAGCTTACCGGCAACTCCTATCTGCATGTCGTCGTCGATCCGAAGCTCGGAGTCCCGACTGAGCTCTGGCCGATGCCCCCGCAGTGGACCGAGATCATCCCGGACGAGCAGGAGTTCGTGAAAGGCTACACATACGGGAAGTCGAGCGAATCGAAGATCGTGCTCGAGCCCGATGAGGTCATCCACTTCCGCAGGCCCAATCCGAGCGACCTGTTCTACGGCATGGGGAAGCTGCAGGCGGCGTGGGGCGCGGCGGCTGCGAATCAGGCCATCCATGAGCTCGACCTGTCGATGTTCTCGAACCACGCGCGACCCGACTACCTGATGACGGTCAAGGGGAACGCCGGCGATGATCAGCTCGAGGCGCTCGAGACTCAGATTCAGTCGAAGCTTCGTGGAACCCGGAACGCCGGCCACTTCCTCGTCTCGACTGCGGAGATCGACCTCAAGCCTCTCCAGTTCCCGACCAAGGACTTGACCGGGCGCGACGAGATCGTCGAGGAGATCGCCGCGGTGTTCGGCGTTCCGATCTCCATGCTGAAGGCGAACGACCCGAACCTCGCGAGCGCGACCACCGGGTTCGCATCGTGGCGCGAGATGACCGTCCTGCCGCTGTGTCGCATGGATGAGGAGGTTCTGAACCAGAGACTCCTGCCGATGTTCGGTCTGGCCGGCGACGCGGTCCTCGCCTACGACAACCCGGTTCCGAAGAATCGAGCTCAGGAGCTCGTCGAGATTCAGGCGGGAGTCTCCGGCGGATGGATGACCGCGAACGAGGCTCGCGAGGCTCAGGGACTCGAGAGGCTGGACAACGATCCGCATGCGGACATGCTGCATGTCGGCGGTCAGCCGCTTGGGGGCGCAGCTCCGGTCGATCCGGCGCTAGGACAGCCCGGAGTCGAGCAGCCGGCGATGCCGCTCCCGGCAGGAGAACCGACCGATGCGCAGACTCCTCCCTCGCCGGATACGAGCGTCGCTCAGACTGCCCTCAACGGCGCTCAGATCAGCAGCCTTGTGCAGCTGGCGCAGAGCGCGGCCGACGGACTTCTACCTGTCGCGTCTGTCAGGGCGATGGCTTCGGCTGCGTTCCCGGCTGTTCCGCCGGAAGTGATCGAATCCATCTTCGCCCCGATCGTGCCGCGAGTCCCTGCAGCTCCGGAACCTCGAGCGCCGAAGCAGGAGTCTGAGGAACCGGCTGCCGGCCCGATCACGAAGTCGATCGAGAGCATCGACACGAAGCCGCCGGAGTCGGTCGCCAGCAACGCTCGTAGAGCTCTCGAGGTCCGCGAGTCGAAGCCGCCTTCGCAGCGCGGCATGACGGGCATTGGACTCGCGCGCGCACGCGACCTAGCGAACCGGGCCGACCTGTCCGAGAGCACGATCCGTCGGATGGCTCGCTACTTCGATCGGCATCAGAAGGACAAGCAGGGTCAGACTTGGGACGAACAGGGACCGGGATGGCAGGCGTGGATGGGCTGGGGAGGCGATGAGGGTTGGAAGTGGGCAGATCGGAAGGTCGCCGAGTTCGATCGCGCAAGGAAGGACGGTGACGCATGATCGCTCCGGCCGCATACAGCTTCGACATCTATCAGGGCGCGACATTCTCGAAGACGATGCAACTGCTTGATGCGAACGACGATCCTCTGGTGACGACCGGTTGGACTGCGCGCTGTCAGGCTCGCGAAGGGAAGGAAGCCGAACAGGCGACGATCACCTTCGGAACCACGAGCGGTACGACGATCAGCATAAACTCGACCGGACTGATCACGGTCACCGCTACCGCGGCCGCTACTGCCGGCCTGAAGGCGCAGACGCTTGTATACGACATCGAAGTCGTGGATGGAGCTACGGTCCATCGAGTTCTCGAGGGCGAGATTCGGATATCTCGCGAGGTGACTAGATGAGCAGCGTGGTCGTGAGCGAAACCGGATCGAGCGTGGTCGTAAGCGAGACTGCGAACAGCGTGGTCGTCAGCACTGCGGAGAGCAGCGTCACGATTCAGGCTTCCACGATCCAGACCTTCACGGGTCCGCGACAGTGGTTCGTGAGCTCGAGCGGAGGGTCCGATTCAAACAACGGGAGGAGTCCGGACGAGGCGTTCCTGACCCTCGCCAAAGCCGTCTCGGAGGTCGAGGCCGGCGACGAGATTCTCCTGAAGTGCGGAGATGTCTGGCGCGAGCAGATCGACGAGCCTGAGCTAGACGGAATCACGATCGCCTCGTACGGCTACGGTCGCAAGCCGACGATCGACTGCTCCGATGACTTCGTGATTGGGTCTGACGGATGGACAGAAACATACGACTCAGACCTCGACACATGGTACGCATCGAAGAACCTAAGCTCGATCGCGACAACGCTCGGGTACGGTTCTGCCACAAATCTCGGGAAGATTCATGTCGGAATCTACGAGAACGACAGGCAGCTGGAGCAGACGGATACTGCGATTCAAAGCGCAGGATCATTCCATGTCGCGACAACAGGTAGTCCGTCGTACACACCGAACGGCCTGATCACCTTCGTTTCTGGCGACGGTACTCAGCCTAGCCTCTCGACGAGCAAGTTCTCGATATCGGTGCGTCCGCTTGCTATCCGACTTGGAGACAACTGCACGGTCAGGAACATCCGCACGCTGCGCAACGCTCACGATGACGGGTCGCTTGTACTGGGGCTCGATGCGACGATCGAAGACTGCGACTGCGAAGACGGCCACAAGCACAACTGCTTCGTGGAGAGCGGCTATCTCAAGCGAGTTCGATGCTCCGTGGCAAACAAGCGTGGACTCAGCACCGAAACCGGAATGCGCGCCGGCACGATGTTCGTAGCATTCCGGACCGATCCGTCATCGCTATCCGTGACCTACGACGAGTGCAGCGTCTACGGAGGAAGCTCGTTTACGGATGGGCTTTTTGGATTCTACTTTCACGGAGCTCCGAATGCGTATGGCACCGTGATCGTAAGGAACTGCCATGCGGAGTCGGTCGACTTCTCCATTGGCGGCGACTACAAGAATCTGCTTGTCACTGGTTCCCGGTTTACGAACTGCAAGAGTCTGGTATTCGGAGGGAACAACGCTGCCGGGACGAAGACCGTCATCGAGTCGTCAATCCTAAATACTGGCATCGTGAGCGGCGACCGGGTCGTGGAGAGCAAGACCGCCACGACCACGATGTCGAACTGCGAGATCGTCGCGAGATGGCTTGGCTCGACTTACATGATCGATGCTGGAGATGGACAGGCAGTCACCTATACCTTCTCGAACTGCGCTTTCGTCCAGCATCATGGAGGATCGCAATCGCAGCTCGGGATCATCAAGGTCCGCAGCGGACAGCGGCTCAACATGACATCGTGCTGCCTATTTCAGTCGGATGAAGCTACGAGCGATCCAGATGCAAGCGTGACTCCGATCGTCGTGGTCGATACGGGCGCTACATATCTCTCGAGCACATCGAACAACAATCTGTATCACGCTGGATACAAGGTCGACACGACTTCTCCGCGGCGCGTGCGTTTCGAGAGGCTCGGTGCGACCTTCATCTGCGAGACTAGCCCGACCGGAGCAAACGGCAACTCGAGATGGGTCAACGAGTCTGGTGGCGCGGTCGGAACCTTCGATGGGGCGGATACGAATGGTCCGGTCCTCCCGTACTCGACTCGCACTCCGCAGGATGGTGGACCAAATCCAACGGTCGCATTTAGAGGACTCTCGGATGCATCGATTCCGATCTATCCGACTCCGATACAGTGGCCGAAGTCAAGCTGGGTAAATCTCGGCGATCCAGCAAAGAGATACGGGCCGATCGGGCGCAGCAGCGTGCGTCAGTTCTACACCCTGCAGTTCAATGTAAGGCCGTGACATGCGCATCGGCATTCGCTACAAGCTCAAGAACTGCGGGACCGGCGCTGGCGGGTTCCAGCCCGGGAACAGCTGCGGTCGCGGGGACGGATCGGAACAGGAGAAGCCGTCCGCTAGCTCCGATACGAGCAAGGTGCAGATCATTGAACGCAATGATGAATCGACTATCGCGGCGGCTGTTTATGTTGGCGGCGAAGGACCGGAGTCGATAAACGATATGCAGGAGTATGCTGGTTTTTCTCCGCTGGACTCCGCAACAGGCATGTCGAAGGCTCGGAACGATATGCGACTCTATACGATGGAAGGCTACTCGCTGTTCACTCAGGCGACTGCCCCGTTGTGGGACGATGTTGCAAATACGGCAGTGGAAAGATGGGCAGAGAAGCGAACGAAGCTTTTTTCCGAGGCGCAGATCGACTTGGAAGAAGATGAGTCTAAGGCGCGGAACATGCGAGAGCAAAACAGGAGGAACTTCGAGAAGGTCGTGTTTGAAGCGCGAGTGCGTCTCGAGTCTGCCGTTGCGGAGTCCGAGCTCGTCAATGCTCCGGCGCTTTATCGTGGACTCAGTTTGTCCGATGACCAGATCGATAAGATGATCAAGTCGGGATATGTCTCGCATCCTCGGATCAACTCGTGGACGGCGAAGCCGTATGTCGCAAATGAGTTTACCCGGACAGGGAAAAAGGTCATTCTCGTTGCGCCATCGGTTCGGAAGGGATTTGTAAACAAGTTCAACGACAGCGAGTACGAGGTCGTCAGACCGCCGTCGTCCATGAAGATATCGAAGGTATACAGGGCGAAAGACGGGGTTGTCGTTGTACTTGATGAGGATGAAGACTTACTTGGTGGGTGAACTCATGTCACAGCAAATGCGACCATCCGCAGACGAGCTCATATTTGGGAAGATCGAGTTGCCCAAGCATGTGCGCGATGCCGTGCGAAGGTCGCGGAAGCGCAGGAAGGAAGTCGATGCGATCAAGAGTGTTCTCGCGGAAACAGAGCTCAAGAACTGCGGCACAGGTGCCGGCGGCTTTCAGCCCGGGAACAGCTGCGGTCGCGGAGATGGAAGCGGGTCCGGAGGAGGAGGGTCAAACACGCGTGCAGGCAAGGTGATGCGCGAAGCGCCTCTGACCTCAAAGGGCGCTGCGAAATGGAAGAAGGAAGCTGCGCAGGCGTATGCGGAAGATGAGGAGTTCCGCGCGGTCGCGGATGGAGTCGCGCTGTACACACAGGGAGGCTACGAGGCGATTCAGGATACCGCTCGAGTCATGGATGGCAATGCTCCTCGAGACTCCGCGCCAGAGACGATAAAGCCTGACGAGCCGATCTCATTCGGAACGCATCCGATGGCTTCGTACAAGCCGATGGTCGAAGGTCAAGACCTCATGACATCGAAGACTACGATGCGTCAGGCCGTTACTGCGATCCGCACTGCGATTCGCGAGAGCGATCCGCTCGATGTGGAGATATTTCGAGGCATCACCATGCCGCACCACGCCGGTTCGCTTGCAGGATCGCTTGGGAAGTGGATTGTCGGACTCAAGCCGGGAGACGAAGTAAGCTTCGATGTCCCGACTTCCTTTACTGCTGATGCAGTCACGGCTGAGAAGTTCGCGCAACGCATCGCTTCCGGACAGGGAACACGGCGAGACGCGCAGCCGGGAATCGTGATCGAGATCGAGAAGGGATCGAAAGGGCTGAAGGTCGCTGCGCTGTCGCCTTGGAAGACGCAGCAGGAGGTCTTGACGGAGGGAAAGTTCGAGGTCGTAAAGGTAACTGGGAAGCTTCCTGAACGAATCATGGTGCCCGGACCTCCGCGGATCAATCCAGATACGAGACTCTACGAATACGGCCCGGAGGTCGAGAGCTACTGGTATGGACCGAATGCAAGAAAGCAGGGCGGCGTACAGACAGTCATTACCTTGAGGCCAAAGACATGAACGACGCGCTCGCATACATCGTTTCCGAGGAAGCGTTCCCGCTTCATTCGCTTGCTCGAGAGGATGAGGAGGAACAGGAGGAGGAGGCGGAAGAAAAATCGTGCAGCTGCGCGAAGTCCGTCCGAGCCTCTGACCTCTGGACAAAGGCGGATACAGGCGATCTGGTCGACGACGATCTGCTGGAGGGCTGGGCTGCCGGCGTGAGTAAGGTCATGCGCGAGCAGGCTCGAGAGATCGCGGCCGCCATCCGGCGCGAGCCCGTTCCCACCCGGCAGACCGTCGACGCGGCGATGAAGCTTCTCCGCGAGAGCAAGTGGAACGCGGAGCTCGTTCAGGCGATGCAGCCGTACATGAGTCGCGCGCTCCGCTTCGGTGCGGAGCTGGGGAAGTCGACCGTCATGCAGATCGCCAAGTCTCGAGTCGTGGCCGAGATCGGATGGACAAGCGACGAGCTGAAGGAATATGTCGAGCGAGCCAGCGTGCGACTGTCCTCGGACATCGCCGGAGGAGTCAACGATACGACCGAGGTCAGGTTGCGCGACCTAATCGGAGATGGAATCGAGAAAGGCGAGGACAGCCGGCAGCTCGCGACCCGCATCGAGGATTGGATCGACGAATCCGACGAGGACGACGAGACGATCCGAAACCGCGCTCGCACGATCGCCCGCACGGAAGCTGCGCGCGCGTCCAGCACCGCGGAGCAGGATGCGTGGAGGTCGACCGGGATCGTCAAGGGCAAGACATGGCTGCTTGCTCCGGACCCGTGCCCGTTCTGCGAGGCAGCTGCGGAGGAGTTCGGCACGCAGGCCGTTGACCTCGACGAGCCGTTCTATCGCAAGGGCGATGTCCTGACAGCCGGCGACAAGAGCATCACGCTCGACTACAGCGATGTGAACGGACCTCCGCTGCATCCGAACTGTCGATGCGCGACGCAGCCCGAACTGGTCGATGACTATCAGGACATCGCGGAGGAGGCCGTTCGCAGGATTCGCGGCGAGAAGCCGAGGAAGATCGAAGCATGAAACGCAAGGCACTGGACGCAAAGTTCAACCCGACCGCAAGCGGCTTCGAGGCGATCATCACGACCGAGGCGCTCGACCGGGATGGCGAGGTCGTGATCCCGCAGGGAATGAACTCGACCGAATACGAGGCGAACCCGGTCCTGTTCTTCAACCACGACTACACGCAGCCGATCGGAAAGTGCGTCAAACTGACGCGGACTCCTCAGGCAATCAAGGGCGAGTTCGTCTTCGCGAAGCGCCCGGAAGGGTACGAGGGTTCGTACTTTCCGGAGTTCGTCGCTAGCCTCGTTTCGCAGGGCATTGTCAAGGGCGTGAGCATCGGATACCGCCCCGAAGACGGAGGACTCCGGAGGGCCACCATCGACGACCGGAAGCGCTACGGGCCCAGCGTCTCGACCGTCTTTTCCAAATGGAAGCTTCTCGAGGTCAGTGTCGCCCCGCTGCCGGCTAACCCGACCGCCCTCGTGAGTGCGATCCGGAAGGGACTCGTCAGCGGAGCGGATGCCCGGAAGTGGCTGAATGTCGAGACGAGCGATAGGATCACGATCGAGATTCCCGCGACGAACTACAGAAGTCGCGACGCGGGTTTGTCGATTCAAGTCAACGAGGTCGTACGGCGAGAGATCGCACGGCGGCGAGGACAGCTCTGGATTTAGCGGCGACGCGCGACTGCGGCAAGTGCCTTGAATCCGCGTCTTGAGCTACAGGCTGTCAGGAGCAACGAAATGAAGACCATCAACATCGAAGACTTCAAGAAGGGAATCGTCGCGGCTCACAAGCAGCACGGCGAGTCCGGGATCACCTTCGCCAAGTCGCTCATGCTCGAGGGCGCGATGCTCGTCGACATGGACGGCAACCCGATCGACCCGGAGAGCGTGGACATCGTCGTCAAGGCGAGCAGCAGCGGCGAGGCCGACATGATGAAGCCAGAGGAGAAGCCCGAGGAGATGAAGTGCGAGACGGCCGACTGCGTGTCGAAGTCCGTCTCAAAGGCGCTTAGCCTCGAGCTCGATTCCGTTCCGAACCGCAAGGCCGTGCGCGTCAGCGCTCCGGAGGCGTTCAAGATGTACAAGGGCGTGAAGCATCTCAAGAGCGCGGAGCAGGCGTATCGCTTCGGCAAGTTCCTGATGGCGACCGCGAATCACGCCAAGTCCGTCGACTGGTGCAACGCGAACGGCATCCACCTGAAGGCGCACACCGAGGGCGTGAACAGTCAGGGCGGCTTCCTCGTTCCGGAGGAGTTCAGCAACGAGATCATCACGCTGCGCGAGCAGTTCGGCGTGTTCCGCAAGTACGCCGGCATCAAGCCGATGTCTCGCGACACGCTGACCATCCCGCGTCGCACTGCCGGCCTGACTGCGTACTGGACCGGCGAGGCAAAGGCCGGCACGGAGTCGACCCAGACCTTTGATCAGATTCAGCTCGTCGCGAAGAAGATGATGATCCTGACCACGACCTCCAACGAGCTCAGCGACGATGCGATCGTGAACATCGCCGACGATGTCGCGCGCGAGATCGCGTACGAGTTCTCGAAGAAGGAAGACGACGCCGGATTCAACGGAGACGGCACCTCGACCTACGGCGGCATCATCGGGCTCGCGAATGCGATCGGCTCGGCAGGCGTCGTTGATACGACTCTCGCAGGCGGCTCTCTCTTCACGACCGCTACCGCCACGATCGCGCAGTACCTTGCGCAGACGATGGCGGCGCTCCCCGAATACGCGTTCACGCCGAACACCAAGTTCTACATGCACAAGACGGTCTATCATGCGGCTGTCGAGCGTGTGACTGCCTTTGGCGGTGGCGGCTCGAATGTCGCGGACATCACCGGAGCTATCCGGCCGAACTTCCTCGGTTACGAGGTCGTGTTCGTGCAGTCCATGCCGAAGGCGACGACGACTTCCGACGGCACGATCCTCTGGTACTTCGGCGATCTCTCGCAGGCTGCGTATCTCGGCGACCGCAAGGCCGTCGAGATCAAGGTCAGCGACTCCGCGCTCAATGCGTTCGAGCAGGACGAGGTCGTCATCCGTGGAGTCCAGCGCCTCGACATCGTCTGCGCCAATGTCGGCGATGCCACGAACGCCGGCACGATCGTTCAGGGAACCCGCTAACCAAAGGAAGGGCAACCAGCCATGATTCGAGAAGCAAACCAGCGGGCCGTGCTGATGATCAATACGGCCGCACTCGCGACCGATGCGACCGCGACCGCGACCGTCGATGTCCGTGGATTCGACTTCGCTCAGATCAGTGTGTTCAAGGCGCGCAGCGCGGCCCTGACCAGCCTGAAGATCGAGCACGGCGATGTCGACACGGGCACCTATGTCACGACCGGCCTCAGCCTCACGAGCGGTACGGACTTCACCCTGACGACTCAGGGCACCAGCGCCCTCACGGTCACCGGTACGAACCCGTACTACCAGTTCAACATCGACACCCGCGGACTCAGGCGCTACCTGAAGGTCAGCGTCACTCCCGGAACCACCGCACAGGATGTCGTGGTGGTCGCCAACCTCGGACGGCGACAGATCGGCGGTCCGACCGCGAGCTCCTCCGACGCTCGCAGCCTGACGGAAGTCTGATACCATCCTGACACTCCGGCGACGAGAGCGCTCCGAGAGGAGCGCTCTTGTCTTATGAAGGACATCAAGAAGCTCGATATCGGATGCGGTGCGGTCTGCGCCGAAGACTTCACGCCGTGGGACATCAAGGACGGTCGGTTTGCTCACGACCTGTCGGCGATCGCGGACGGACAGCTCGATGCAATAAAGGCCAGTCATGTGCTTGAGCACATCTCGTTCCGGAAGTCTCTCGAGGTACTCCGCGAGTGGGCCCGTGCGCTCCGGATCGGAGGCGAACTGTTCATCGCCGTCCCTGACTTCGATCTCATCGTGAAGTCGTATGTCGAGGGCGCGGACGATCCGGTCGAAATGTGGACTGTCGGAGGTCAGAAGGACGAGCACGACCAGCATCTCTCGATCTGGAACCGGCGCAAGCTCGTCGAGGCGCTTGGCATTGCCGGCCTCGAGGTCGTGGGCGACTGGAAGTCGAAGCAGCACGACTGTTCGCATGCGAAGTGCAGTCTGAACTTCCGCGCGATCAAGCGCGGGTTCCGGATCATGGTTCCGGAGCCGATGAAGGACTGCACGATTGTCATGTCGGTTCCTCGCCTCGGGTTCCTCGACAACATGGCGTGCGTGCACGAGGCGGCGTTCCGGCTCGAACTCGGATATCACCGGGCGAACGGAGCATTCTGGGGTCAGTGCCTCGAGCGTGGGATAATGGACGCGGTCGAGTCCGGTCGCTACCAGTACATCCTGACGGTCGACTACGATTCGGTGTTCACGGCCAACGATGTGCTGATCCTGCGCGACATCATGGACAGGCACCAGCTCGATGTGCTAGCTCCGCTGCAGATCGGCAGGAACCGAGACTCGATCCTTGCGCTGCTCGACGACGGAGAGGGCAAGGCGCTGCAGCAGCTCGATCCTGCGCGACTCGATGAGGACTGGTGGCCGATCATCTCCGGTCACTTCGGCCTGACTATGATTCGCGTCGAGTCCCTGAAGAAGCTTCCGCATCCGTGGTTCCTTGGGGTGCCGAACGACAAGGGCGAGTGGGGAGAGGGTCGAATCGACGACGACATCTTCTTCTGGCGACTTGCGAGGCAGCACGGACTCAAGTGCGCGATGACTCCTCAGGTCCGGATCGGCCACATGCAGCTCGTCTGCACTTGGCCGTCGCGCGACCTGTCTCCGGCGTACCAGTACATCAACGACTACTCCAAGGAAGGCAGGCCAGCATGGTGAGCGATACGGCGGCGGTCCTGATCATCCGCAAGTGGAAGCACTATCGGGTCGGACAGACAGTCGTGCTGCAGCAGGACACCGCGCGTAGGTTCGCCGCGCTGGGCATCCTTCGCATCATCAGTCCCTTTCCGTCCGAGAGCGTCGAGCAAAGTGGGCGAGTCGATGAGCCGATGAAGGTCCGGAGGCCGAAGCATGGCGCTTGACGAGTTCGCGATCATCACGCTGGCCGATCTGAAGGCGACCTTGGGCATCAGCGTATCGACCTACGATGCGCAGCTCGAGCAGGCGATCAACGCGGCGACCTATCAGATCGAGTCGTATCTCGACCGGAAGGTCGTGCAGCGCCGGTTCTACGAATGGACGACCGCTCGAGGTCAGGCGAATGTCATCCTGAAGAACCCTCCGGTCGGGCATGTCCACTATCTCGCGAGCGGCGCGAAGGCGGCGATGACGATCTCGAGCACGGTGTCGACCGATATCGCATGCACCGTCACACTGACCGAAGGGCGAATGACGCTTGTCCGGGTCGCGAGCTCCGGAACCGAGACGATCGAGCAGATCAACTTCTCGAACCATCCGACCAGCACGGCGATCGTTGCGCATGTGAACGGGCTGACCGGCTGGAAGGCATCGCTCGTTACGAACTGCCTTGCGAAGCATCTGCATCGATTCGCCGGTCGCGATGTCGTGAACGCGAATCTGACAATGACCTTCGCGGACAACGCGCAGTTCGATACGCGGGTCGACAACAACACCGGGATCGTCTACCTGTCCCCAAGCGCGTATCCGGACGAGGAGTCGGACTGGCCGCGCAAGCCGCTGACCATCTTCGCCGACTACGACGGAGGATACGAGGCCGTTCCGGAGGACTTGAAGGCGGCGTGCCGCCTTCTTGCCGGCGCGATCTACTATGCGCGGCAGAGGGATTCCGGACTCACCGCAGAGTCTCTGGGCGACTACAGCTACACGATCGATACTCGCGCCGTTTCCGAAACCGAGGCGATGCGGCTGCTGCATCCGTTCCGGAGGCTCAGATGAGCGTCGCCGCGATGATCGCCCGGTTTGCCAAGGAGGTCGGAATCCGCCGGCCTGCGTACACGAAGAACGCGATCGGTGCCGCCTCGAAGACATACACGAGCACGACCGGGACCGCGTTCATTCAGGAGCGGTCTGCGTTCGAGAGCGTTGCGCAGGGTCGCGAGCAGATGAGGAGCTCCGCGGTGCTCTACTTTGCCGGCAGCGTCGATGTCCGGACCGACGACATAATCGTCTCGCCGGCCAGCGGAAGCGACTGCGCGCAGTATCGGGTGACGGGCGTGCGAGTTCCGGATCAGGCGACTTGGCATCCGCACTGCCATACAATCGTCGACTGCGAGCGTCTTCGCCCGAACGAGGTGGTCTGATGAAAAACGAACTGATCGAGGAGCTGCGCGAGCACTGCGACAACCTGA